TGAAAGCGAATATGATATAAGAAGACACGGTACCCTAATGGTAGCTAAGTACGCTATGGGTCACGGAGTATTAAGACCTGAAGCGGCTGTAGGAATTAAAGAAGCGTAAGAACTACTTTAATATTTATAGTGGCGATTAAGGGAGACTGAAGGTCGCCACTATATTAACTTATAGGAAATTATGGCAACACAAATCACACCAACTACGGAACTTCAAGCTATTAACATAATGTTATCAGTTATTGGTGAAGCTCCAGTTAACTCAATAACAGGCACAACATCTGTTGATGTCTCGACAGCAAAAAATATTTTAAACGAAACTTCTATGTCTATTCAATCTATTGGATGGCATTTTAATACACATGAAAATTATACATCTTTATCAGTAGATGGAGATAGCAAAGTTCCACTTCCAGTAAACTGCGTTAAAGCTGACGCTAGTAAAAATTATAGACATTTAAATTACACAATTAGAAATGGCTATTTATATGATTTAGATAGACATACTGATATATTCACTTCAGCTCCAGCAGAAGTTGATTTAGTTTTAGTACAACAATTTGAGCAATTACCTGAATACGCAAGACAATATATTACACAAAAAGCATCAAGAAGATTTGCTTCAAGATTTCTTGGTGATAGTGAAATTGTTAAATTAATTGCTAATGATGAAAATGAAGCATTAATGGCATTTCAACAAGCAGATAGCCAAGAAGCAGATATTAATATATTAGAAGGTGATTCAAATACTTATTCAATTATAAATAGACCAACACGAAGGACATACTAATGGGTGGTGTAGTATCACAAAGTATTCCTAACTTTTTGAATGGTATCTCACAACAGACACCAACTCAAAGAGGGATTAATCAAGGTGAAGAACAACTAAATTTACAAAATAATATTGTAGATGGGTTATCTAAAAGACCTTCATTTGAATACTCTGCTACTATAGATTCTACAAACGTATTTCCTAACACTACTAAATTTTGGTCTATACAAAGAGACGTTAACAATCAATATATGGTTGCTTTGTATAATGGTGGAATTAGAGTGTGGGATTTAGATGGTAATGAAAAACCTGTAACTATTGCAAGTGGTTCTAGTTATTTAACTTCAACAAATCCTAAAGCAGATTTTAGAATGGTTAACATTGCTGACTATACTTTTATAGCCAATAAATCTGTTACAGTATTAGCAGACACTAATACAAGTGATGCTAAGATTGAAGAATTTTTTGTTGTTGTTGCAACTACAAACTATGGTAGAGAATATGCTGTAACTGTAAAACACCCTAATATGGCTTATGGTATTAAAGCATCTTTACAATTACCTACAGGTTCTAACGCAACACACGATGCTTCATATAGAGATACAGCTCACGTTGCTGATATTTTACATAAAGGAACTTCTAGTGCTTATTGGGATAATTCATCTTCAGCTACTTTTGATTTAGTAAGAACTGACACTGGTGCTTCATTAACTACAACACAAGGTTTAGGCACATATGCTGGTGTAACTAATTATTTTAATGTTACACTTTATCCATCAATAATCCAATTTGTAGTAATAGATGGTAATGCAAATTATGAATTAGAAACAAGTGATGGTACTGGTAATGAAGGTATGTATTCTGTTAAAGATACAATTTCTGATTTTACAAAATTACCATATCACGCAAGTACATCTAGTAAAATTAAAGTAACTGGTGATGAAGGAGATGTATTGTCTGATTACTGGGTTAAATATGAAAGTGATGGACTTTGGAAAGAAACAATAGCACCTGATGTAAGTTTAGGTTTAGATAACTCTACAATGCCACACGCATTGATTAATAACAATGACGGCACATTTACATTCCAAGAAATTGATTGGACTGATAGAGTTGCAGGAGATGGTATTACAAATTCTAACCCAAGTTTTGTTGGTAACAAAATTAATAATTTATTATTTTATAAAAATAGATTAGGTGTTTTAGCAAGAGATAATTTAATATTTACAGAAAACGCAGAGTTTTTTAATTTCTTTGCAAAAACAGTTACTCAAGTTTTAGATACAGACCCTATTGATATTGCGGCATCAGGAACTGAAGTTAATACATTATTTGATAGTTTAGCTTTTAATGAATCTTTATTATTGTTTTCTGAAAAGTCACAATATAAATTAGGAAATATTGGAGATAGTCTTACGCCTACTTCAGCAATATTAAATGAAACTTCAGCATTTGAATTTAATCAGGCTGTAAAACCAGTTTCAGCAGGTAAGTATGCATATTTTGCACAAGCAAGAAATAATAATACAGCTATAAGAGAATACTTTGCTGATGATGATACATTGACAAATGATGGTTTAGATATAACAGTTTCAGTACAGAATTTAATACCAAGTAATGTTTATCAATTAATTAGTAATACAACAGAAGATACATTAATTGTACTTGCGTCTGACACAGCAGATACACAAGTTGCACCTTATACTACAGGTACAAACATAACATCTATTAATGGTGGTACTTTATATATTTATAAATACTTTTTTGATAGAGGTGAAAAAGTACAAACAGCTTGGTCTAAATGGACTTTTGCTAATGCTAAAATATTAGGTGGTATGTCTTTTGAAAGTTTTATTTATTTAATGGTTTCTGAAGGAACTGATACAAAAATAATAAAAATAGATTTAAGAAATTTAAAAGATACAACAATTGGTTTTAACATTTATTTAGATTTAAAAAAACAAGTAACTGGAACATATGATAGTGTTACAGATTTGACTACGTTCACTTCACCATATGGAGTTAAAACAGGTTTAATTGCAGTTGATGCTGTTAATGGAAATAATTATACAGCAACTAATACAACAGGTTCAAATTATACAATTGAAGGTGACCACACTGATTTATATATTGGTGTACCTTTTGAATCTAAATATACTTTATCACCTCAATATATCAGAGAAAACTCTGGTAGAGGATTAGTAGCCATTACATCAGGCCGTTATCAAATAAGAAACATATCTTTTAATTATGAAAACTCAGGATATTTTCAAGTTGAAGTAACACCTAAAGGCAGAGATACAAGTTATACTTTTATGAATGGTTACATCATTGGAACATCAACAAGTTTAGTTGGAGTACCAGCGATTAACTCAGGAACTATTAAAGTACCCGTTTCATGTAGAAACACAGATTTTACATTAAATATTAAAAGTTCTTCACATTTGCCTATGTATATTGCTAGTGCAGAAGTTGAAGGATATTATCATAATCGTTCAAGAAGGATTTAAATGACCAGAGAAAATTACGTAAGACCAGCTCTATTAAAAGACGCTTTAGAATTAGCGCCTAGAATAAGAAAAGATGATAGAGCAGAGATTAAAGCATCTAATAATTTATCACCTTTAGAAGCTTTAGTGTTACCTTTTACACAAGTTAACAGTAAGATATATTCTATTATTGGAACTAAAGATGAAGGTGTGATTGGTATGTTTGGGTCAACATCAACTGTAGAACCAGAATTTGGAGTTGCTTGGTTATTGTCTAGTGAACATTTGTTTAAACATACAAAACAGTTTATGAAAGAATGTCCTTACTGGATAAAGGAAATGGGAAAAGATTATAAATATCTATATAATTTTGTAGATAGAAGAAATTGGAAGTCACTTAAATGGCTTCAATATTTAGGCTTTGAAAGTAAATCTGAAATAGGAGAATATGGATTTGGTAAGATGCCTTTTTTATTAATGATTAAAGAATTAAATTAACAATGGAGAATAGTAATTAATGTGTGATGCAGTTTCTGCTACAATTGTAGCATTGAAAGTAGCTACAGCAGTTAATGAATATCAAAGCGCTAAAGCAGTTGCTAAAGGACAACAATTAGCAAATGAACAAACAAGAAGAAATTCTGACCAAGCTTATTTAAATGATTTGTCTAAAATTGATAGAGAAGCGGTATCTGCAAGCAGAGAAAAGAAAGCAGAAGAATTTAAACTTTCACAAGAAAATAATAAAAAACAAGCACAAGCATTAAATTTAAATGCTGGTAATGGTGTAAGAATTGTACAAGATATTGCTGGAGCATATGATATGCAGTTTTTAGATGTTGTTAGAGATTATGAAACAGATGTAATGAAATTAACAAGTCAAGAATCTGAAGCTTATGCGGCACAACAAAGAAGATATAATAGTATTAAACCTGTAGTAATGCCTAGTAGAACTGGTCTTATGTTACAAGTAGCAACTATTGGTGCTGAAGGTTATCAATCATATAAAAAAGCACAATCACCTAAAACAACATCTGGGATGAATGAACCAACACCATAATAAAATAAGGATTAATTAATGGCATATAAATCAAGAGTTACAAATAAATATATGGGTGCAACATTTGCTGGGCAAGTAAATGCATCAGATAAATCAGATACTACAGATTTAATTAATATATTAAAAAGAGATGTAAACCCTGCATTAGAAAGAATTTATTACCAAAGTATTGACAAAAAGAAAGATGTTGCGATACAAGATTTAAATAATTTATTATTAACTAAAGATGCTGATACAATTCAAAAAGAAATTTTAGAAGGAAAACATCCAAATTTATCTGGAAAATTTATAGATAAAACAGTTCAATATCATACAGGAAGACACCAAGCAGTGGATGTTATTGCTAAAATTGAAGAAAATAAAAATAATTATAATTTCCTAGAAACTAATTTACCTGCTTTTTACAAACAATATCTTCCAAGTTTTGCTGATAAAGATGGTTCTTACGCTTTAGGATTTGCTTCTGTTTTTAATCAGTATAAAGCTAAAGATGCAATTAAAGATGCTGAAGTTAGAAACAATTATGCGCAAACTAAAAAGATTGAAGAAGGTGTTAAAATTATTTCTGCTTCAGATGTCACAGATGTCTGGGCAACTGCTAATTCATTAAAAGCACCTTTGCCACCAGAAGAAGGTGGTAATACAACAAGATATATGTATTCTAATGAAGAAATAAATAATGTTGTTTTAGCTTATGCTCAAAATTTATTAAATACAGCAACAGATACAGATGATATAGATAAAGCAATAAAAATATTGTCTTCAAATAGAGGTATTGGAAAAGATGGTATGAACTTAGGTTCATTAGTTGATACTAAAAGAAAAGATGTTTCTGAAACTATTTATAAATTAAATAATAAAAGAGTAACTTTAGAAAACCAAAATAGAATTAATCAAGAATACAAAGAGAAAAAAGAAGTACAACAAATTTTTAGTGATGCTTTTTCTGATAATGAAGATGGCTCTCCTAAAACTTTTTCTCAAAGAAAAGAACTAAGAGAACAATTAGGAAAATACGGAAATCCTCAATTGTTATCATCTTTTGATAACATAATGAATACAAATAGATTTGCTGATTCTGACCCTGCTGTTACTGATAAATTTATGGCTGATGTATTATTAGGTCAATATGATACTTTAGAAGAACTTATAAAAGATTTTGATAAACAAAACATACCAACATCAGAATTAACAAAAGCAATAGGATATTTTGATAAGCATATTTCAAATAGTGAAAAAGGTATTAAACCAATTCACATTGCAAATAGTACATATTCTTCACAACTTACTTTAATTAAAGATGCTGTTAAAGGAAACTTTACTACAAATGGTATTTTAAAATCAAATGGTGCTACAGCAATATTTAATGCTACAAATTATATGATAACTGAAATTGATTCATTTGAAGAAAATTTCAAAAAAGAAAATAGTAGATTACCAAATAATTCTGAACGTAGAAAATTTATTCAAGAAATGGGTAAATATGTTATTGATACATTTAAAGAAGGAGCAATTTCTCCAGAAATTATGACAATGACTGAAAAAGAACAAACTGATTTACAAAAACAAAAAGAACTTGAACAACAACAAAAAGTGTTGCAAGAGCAAACTCAAAATATAGTAACAAATATAAATACTATAACAGCAAATCTTAGTGAACAATTAAAAGTATTACCTAAATATCAAGACACAGGTATATCTGATAAATTAACACCATTTACAAATGAAGAAGCTGAATTTAAAACAAAACAATTAAATAATTTTATTAAATCAAGTTTACCAACAGCTCTTAATGTAGAAATTGATAGTAATTTTGTTGATTATTTAAGTAAAAACAGAGATACATTTACACCTGTGTTAACACAATTAGCTCAAACTTACGGTGTAGATGTTAACAATTTATTAGAATTAATTAAACAAATATCAGTAGAAAAATAATAATTTATGGCTGAAATTAATTGGGATATATTACAAGATGAAACACCAACAACTACTATAGAAAGAACACCAGATAGAGTTAGAAGACAAAGAGGTGAAAGAATAAGAAATGAACAATTAAGAAAAGCATTAGATGCACAAAGCGCACTAGAAGAAATTCAAACAGAAAAATTTTACGATACTCTAAAATCCTATTATTCTTATAGGGAAAATGACAATTCATTTTCAAAAAAATCACACGCAGACTTACTAGAATACTTTTATAATGACAGAGCTTGGAGAAATAACAACACTGTTTCTATGGCTATGGATATGACAAATGTACTTGGGGAAGATGATGAAAAAAGAAAACAAGAATTTGCTTATATAGACCAAACTTATAAAATGCTACCTTCTTGGTGGAATGACCCAAATAGAAGTTTTGGAGCTTGGTTAAAAGATAATGGTGGAGCACTAATAGCTGACCCTGTAAATTTAATTGGTGTTGGTATTGGTGGTCAAACGGCAAAACAAGCTTATAAAGAAACTTTAAAACAAGCATTAAAAGGTAAAATAGCTCAAGAATTATCAGAAGAAACTATTAAAATAGCGGCTAAAGAAGCTGAGAAAAAAGCACTAGGACAAGCAGTTAAAAAAGGTGCTTTATATGAAGGTGCCATTGGTGCTGGTATTACAACAGCGCAAGATGCTATGTTACAAACTACAGCTATACAAACAGGTGTTCAAGATGAATTTAGTCTAAAACAATCTGGTATATCTGCGGCATCAGGTTTTGGTTTTGGAACTTTATTTGGAGCTGGATTTAGTTATGGTGCTTTTAAATTAACAAACAGAAATTTAAAAAATACTTCTATTCAACAGTTAACAGATTTACAAAATTATGGCAGAGATACAATTACTGGAAAAAGATTGTTTGAAGATATTGGCGTTAAAAAAGAAAAGAAAAATTATTATCAAAATTTATCAAAAGAAGATATAGATAAAATAGAATTTAAAAGTACATTAATTGGAGATACAACATCTGCAAGAATTAGAAATTTAAGACAAATAGCAGATGAAGGTATATCAACAAAAGATAAACCACCTAGAACACCTTTTAACTATACTAGATATAAAAGAGGTGCGGCATTAACTTACCTTAAAAATTCAGCAAATGAAATGAGCGAAGTAATTGGTACTGATAAAATTACATTAAAAGACATGGAAGTTATTGCTGAAAAAATAGGTGCTGACCCTAAAAAACTTAGAAAGTTAGCTAAATCAAAAGCTAAAGAAGACAGAGAAATCTTTGGTCTTATTATAGCACATGGTGACAGTATGATTAAAGAATCTGATGATATTGTTAAATTAGCTAATGAATTAAATAGAGTTGATTTAAGTGTTAAAGAAAGACAAGAAATTGTTAAAGAGTTAGAATTAAGAAATAATGTGTTAAACGAATTAATGGATGTTCAAAAATCTTTACAAGAAAATTATGCTAGAGCAACTACTGCTGGTAGAGTTATAAAAGATAAAGATAGAGCGGCACAATTAATTCTTGAACCTGAAGATGTTCAAATGAAAGCGTTAAAAGAAGGTGACCCTGAAGCTTTCTGGAAAGCAGTTTCTCTTTTAGATGATGATAGTCAAGTTATATTAGCATTACAAAATGCAAGAAAAGTTAACAAATGGGATATAGCGGCAGAGTATGTTAACAATAACTTACTGTCTTCTCCTGATACACACTTGTTAAACATTATATCTGGACTTACACAAACACAATGGAAACCTTTTGTAATGTTATTAAGAAGCGCTAACTTAGCTTTTAAAGATAGCGCAAGAGCTAAGATTGTAGCTAGAGAAGCATTGCAAACATATATTTATCAATATGCATATACAGGTCACGCTTTAAAACGAGCATTAAAAAGTTTTTATATGGGAAGACCTTTGCTTGATAGCATGCAATTAAAATATGATAGTAATATTAGACAAGGTCAATTACAAAGATTTATAAATGAAACAGGTAAATTATTAACAGAACCTTTAGGTGTTGTTGGCAATGTTTTACAAAAAGGTGTTGTTCAACCTGTGTCATATGTAACAAGTTTACCTATGAGAATATTATCAGCAGGTGATGAATTTCTTAAAACTATGATGTTTAAAGCTAGAATGGCGG